GAATGCCATCCAAAAGTCTGCTGCCTGTACTAATCCAACGCTTAATGTTGGTTGGAGCTGAATCTGTGTTCAGATTGAATGCAACGGTCTCGCCGCCGGCATCTCTATTGAGCTGCGTGATTAGCGACTGCGCAAAATCATCTGAGCCAGCTGTCTTTTTGGCGCTTTTTCCAGCGTCTACTTCTTTCTTTTTGGCCATGTTAAGTGTCCTGTTCTGTTAGTTCAATTATACCAGTTTTTGTGTGTTTCCTAAACCACAAACAAAAATGACCCTGGTAATAGTACCAGGGTCATTGCTTTTTTATGATCCGATGTTTGCTGATCGAACACCAGAAGCATACAGATCAACTACGATTCGAAGCTTAGTCGTCGAGGTCGCTGAATGCAGCATCCATCTTGGATGTGGCAGCCTTGCCCTCGTCAGATGCGATAACTTCTGCAGTAACAGTCGTTCCCTCATCAGACTCATCCTCTTCATCAGGATTCAGGAAGTTGTTCAGAAGCACGGTAAGCTTCTCTTCCGACATGCAGTATTTCTGCTGCATTTCACCGATGTTTGGAACCGAAGCAACAAGCTCATCACAAGCAGCCTTGGTCTTTAGTGCAGGACTTGCCTTACGCTTTGGAAGCGGCGTGATTTCCTTGATTGGGTATCCCTTGTACGTACGGCCAGAATCACGAGCCGTAATTGTGAAGTCAAATCCCTCATGCACGTCGAACAATTGCTCGTCGGCCCAGTCGTCTGCCATCAATACCTCATAAATACTCTGAACCACTCGCTGGCTCATCTCCCAGAACTTTACACCTTCATCCTCTTTGCCACGCACAATGATTGGCGCATAGAAACTTTCCTTAACCTGCAGCTCCTTCATTTGATTCCAAACCTTGTCAGCCTGGTGTTCCTTGCGAAGCTCAATCATAAGATCGTGAATCGGATCGGCTAAACCAAATTGAAAAGGTGCAACCAAACGACGATCGTTCAAAGCCTGGCTATTGTAAAACGCTAACTCTTGGAAAGGCTGACCGTCCGCAAATGAATAAGGAAGGAAACGAATAACGTTGTCTCCTATCTCTGGCTTCCAGTAGCTTAACTTAACATCATCATCATCAGAGCCCTTCCTGCCGGAAGTCTTGGTCATCTTGTTTACACGGCTCTTAATCTTGCTAATATCATATCCCATATCTCAAATCTCCATTATCAACACCAAGCCCACTACAAGAGTGAAGCATTTGATGTATATATAAATATACGTCTACAGGGCGTAAATGTATAAAAACATTGAAAAAACTACAGATTATCTGTGCTTTTATTTAACACACAAGCGGCTCTGACAGCCTGTTGCAAAACGAGGGTCATTGGCCTTACATCGTACAAGTCTTGTGAGTACATTTGCGACATGTTTGCCAATGAATTGATTGCTGTGACTGTATCTAGTGATAGAGGCACGTTATATTTGCTTAACCACCATAAGGATAGCGTTGGAACAGACACAGAAGAAAGCTTCTGGTTGATCTGGAAGGTAAAACCATTCTCAGCATGCCATTTTGACTTTGGAGGCATGTAGTAGTCCTCGTCTGGTGTTCCAATCTTACCTACGTCATGAAACAAAGCAGCGATGATCATGTCCTGTACTGGAATAGAGTCTCCACCAAGGTCGTAACTCTTGCGCAAGGTCTTCATATTCTTGAGCACTTCAATACTGTGCCAAATTAATCCACCTGGAAAAGCTCCCACGTATGAGGCATTTGAAGATGCTGGTGCAGTAATAAGTCTTTCGGCGTTCTCCTCACAGAGTTTTGCTAGAGGCATACTGAGTTCTACAGGAAGCTTATCGTTCACTAAGCCAGTGAACACTTCCCAATTGTTGACCATTTTGTTTTCTTGATTTGTTGTCATAACTTCTACCTCTATTATAGCATCCCGCAATGAATCCTTAAACCTGTTACTCTTCCTCAAGCGTCATGAAAAACTCGGTGTTCTCAAAACGTGGAATGTTTCTTGAACCCGCTTTCAATAACTTAGGGATTATGAAAGCCAACTCGTGAGGCACGTCCAATATCAAAGCGTCATGCAAAACAAACAAAGGACAGATCCTGTTAATCAATCCGCTTGTGTGCAAACGACGGATGATGTCGCCAAACCCAAACAACGCAACGTCTACTGCTGTTGATTGGATGAAATAATTTAAAAGCTTATAGGGCTCCATATTATCAAACATGATGGGTCGCCCGTAATAATTATCGAGGACCCCTCTTGAGCTTTTAAAATATTCTGAGGCTATAGTTTCCTTAGCTTCGTGTATCTGGAAATACTCATCAACCATATCGATGATATCTTGCGGATAATCTACTAGAGAATCAAGCTGCCTACAAATGGTCTTATCTTGTGCACCATATAAACGACTGATGATTGCTGTCTTGATTGCATCTCGTGGAACGTCAATGCCAAGAGAGTCTAGAACGGAAGTATAAATGTCTTGAGGTATATCTTCATTACCCATGAAAGACATCAACACTCTTGGCTCCAAAGAGGAGTAATCTAGACTACAGATTGATCCCTTGTTCCCATAGCGGGAACGTAAAAGGCTCTTTCTGTACATCTTCTTAACGAGTAGGATACTTGGACCTTCTTTTACTGTAAGCCTACCTGTGGCAGAAGAGGTTCTGTCATAAACAACCTGAGCAGCGAAGCCGTTAGCTGGTGCAAAAGAACGTATGTTGGCGTTTACGTCTTCTGAGCTAAGAGCATGCATGAAATTGCGGACAGAAACGCTTGCTGGGACAAGAGCATTGAACAGGGCATCATGTTCTTTGAAATACTTGTCGTAGTAGTTCGTGTCTATTTCTAAAAAGGCGTCTTTTAGTTGTTTGATGTATGCGTTTACTTCTGCTTTGTAAATCGCACTAGGGATTACGTCTATCCATGGTATCTTCGTGCCACGTTCCACAAGACCATAAAAGGAGTTCTTAAAACGTTTTGGTGGAAAGGTAGGAAGCTCGAAACCATAGAGCTGTGCAATCTTCAGGAACTCCTTGGAGGCTGTGTCCAAGACACCCTCTGGAAGCTCTTTTACTTTTTCAATGGTCCCATCTCGTTTGCAATATAGATGAAATGGTGCATTGAATGCACTGGCATTGATTACAAAATCCACAACACTTATAGTTTACACCATCTCTATAATGGGTTAAACGTGTTTACTCAGAATCTTTTGCCAGAAGCGCATTTGCCTTACTGATACGGTCAAACAGCGAGTAGTACTGCCCCCAACCATCATTTGGACTAAATCTGATGTCTGTAGTGAAGTCTCCAGGTACGAACTTATGAGTTACGCCGATTACTCTATATAAAGCATCTGCACTCGTTCCTGTTTGGAAGTCCACAAAGAAGGTTTGTGTAAAATCGATAATGGGACAACCAAAGCAGCTGAAGTTCATCTCTGTTGGAATAATCTGCAAAGGAAGGCCACCAGGGTTTTCTCCATTTGGTTCAAACTCACTTTTGTTGAAACTTCGCAACATGTTTACTGTTGCGAGCTTTGAGTCATGAATGGAGGTCAGTGTGGCGCTCTTGATGGTGGTTCCCTGGGTTCCATAAATGACATACGGAGTTGTCTTCATCAAGAAGTCTTTAAGCTGTCTGGGGCCTCCAGAGATTCTGTATATTGGTGAGGCTGCATCGTTTGGATCTTCCACTCTTTCCAGAAGGGATCCTTCGCCTGTTGAAGATTTCGATGCCAAATCTACCAAACGCTGGGCAGCAATTTGTTTCTCTTCTGCCATTGTTTTGTTTTGTGGTTTTGGATCGTCGTATTTTCTTCCGTTGATGGTTGCGATTTCACCTGCACGAGTACCTTGAATCAAATCCTCTAACGAAGAGTAAGAACTCGCCGTCTTGTCAAATACATGAACTCTGAGAATTGACTCACCTGTTTCACTCTCAGAATCAACACCGTCATCAAGATTCATTTCTTGACCAATGGTCTCTATGTAGAACTCAATCATAGGAGGTTGCCACTTGGAAAGACAATGAGTTTTCATGGCATCTTGAATCCTTGATTCTTGTGTGGCTGCATCAACCTGTTTGTTACTGCTCGTCTCTCTGCCAGCTTGAAACTTTATGGAACCGTCTTTGTCTGTAATCTCTTGAAAAAATGCTTTGGAACCTTTTGGACCTTGAAGCCCATACGATGCTGCAGCTGGATCATCCAACAAAACGTCAGCTGTAAATTGTAGAAACTCATTCAGGTTCATGTTGCCTGACTTGCTGATCTGTTCCATTCTGTGTCGCCAAAGCTGCTCACCAAAATATTCTAGATTTACGGCGAACTCAGCTATGTTTTTGTCGTGTGCAGCACCAGCATAATCATTAAATCCGTAAGTGATAAGCTGGACTTCATCATACAAAGCTGTATTGGCCAAGGGCTCTGCTATGAAGTTCAACAAAAGCTTGCCGAGTGAGCAGTTGTTTCCTACCAGACCTTTAGGAAGAACAAAGCCTGTGGCTTTCAAACGGTCTTTCGCTTTCTTTTTGTTTCGTCCATATTGAACAACGTTTCTGGAGCCAGGGTCACCTCCATCAGACAACCATGGGTCATCTCCTTTGCTTAACTCAATCAACTTTGTCTTGATAGCCAGAGCCTGTGTCGTCTTGTACTTCTGTACAGCTCCACCCTCGAACTTGCCTTTCTTCTCTTCACCATAAAGTTTGGTTAGTGCTTCTTTAAGATTTGAGGAGTCTGCAGTTGAATGCTTAGACAAGCTTTTCTTAAGATTGCGCATCTGCCTTCTTGTTGCATTATCCAGTGTCATGTGGTGAATGGCATCTGAAGCTACGTTCAAGAACTGGTGGCCGTGAAGCTTCCTAGTTTTAATCTTTTGCTCTTGTGGATTTACTCTAACAGACAACTCAGACACAAGGTCTTGGAGCTCATTAATCTCTTGCATCATCTGGCCTGGAGTTTTATCACCAAACTTCGAGGATATCAATTCAGTGTTGAAAGCTGCAGCGCCGTCCATGTAGATTTCCAGTGTGATGTTTACTTCACCGCCGTCTGAAAAGCTAAAGCTGGAATTACTAATCTTATACTTCTCTTTAAGGCGCATACCATCAATAAGGTCGCCATACGGATTTTTAGTGCCTCCATTGACCTTGTTCCCATCAGGATGTGACCAGCCATATTCTATTAACAAATGCTGGCGACCATAAAGATCAACTCTTAAAAAGTCAGCCACTTGAGCTAATCTGGAACGATCATGCAAAACAAGCTGTATCTTGCCGCTCTTATAACTCATTAAGCCCTTCGTGCCAACAACAGACACCTCGAACTCCTTGAGAGTCATGAATGGCCTGAACTTGTCAAGAACTGGCGTTGAGAACTTTGTCTCGTCATCCGTGTAGTCTGCATTCACCATGGTCTGTGGAGACGTGAACAATTCCATACCAGCTTCAGTGAAACCTTCCGATGGATCCTCAGGGATAGGCTGTTCGAGCTTGTTGCTTGCTACTTTGGTAGCATTTGCCATTATTGCAGCCGAACCTGGCTCTAATTTCTCAGCACCCATTAAGAACTTGAGGCTTGATAAGCTTTGCACTCTATTATCTGCGTTTAAAGGATTATGAGGCGTGTAAAAGCGAATGTCTACAATAGGAACGGCTCTATTCATCTCTATGTTAGGGATACCGTTTAAGAAAATGACAGCGGGTTCTACATTTCTGTGTTCCAGAGAGATTCTTGGGGAATTGGAGGATATCATCGCAATTCCTGTGGAATCCTTCGATGGACTGTTCTCGTTGTTCTCTGACGGAGACTCACCACTCTCAGGTTTAGCCAAAAGCTTTAATGTTTCGGATGTAGGAGTAATCTGCAACATCTCCTTGGCTCTGGCATCACCCATCTCATCAAGCTTAGCAATCATGTCTTTAGCAAGGTTACATCCGTCAGACGTGTTTATTAACATATTGTTGAGAGCTATATGCTGCGGTGTTAGTATAGGAGTGCCGCCGTCTGTTAATGTCGAAGTTACTTCTGCATTTAAGACTCCACCTTCCCCAAACGAAGATTGTGCCTGTATTACATCAGCGTCTGTGGTTAGAATGCCGTAATACTTTAAAAGACTGGCAGCTGCAGCCTGCATGTTTTTCTTGCGATTGCCCATGATATTAAATATTACTGCCGCAGATATCAAACATAAAAACTATAACCTTTCGATTGTTTCCTTTTGCCTTTCAATATCTCATACACATGAGCATTTGGCACATTCAAAGTTTCACTTGCATTTTTTATGCTAGGAAATCTAGTTTCCTTGCCAGTCTCGATGTGTATCGCCACTATTGTTCTTTTGGTTTTTGAAGCCTTTCTTTTATTTTCCATTGTCTCTTTGCTATCTTTGTGCCCAAGATGACTTTCATGTTGTTTGCGTCTCCACTCAGGACCATCAGCGCAATGTTTCTTGTGGCGCTCACTCATAGCTTTGATTTCTTCGGGTGTACACTCCCTGCCTTTGTTCCAGACTTCACGACCTTTCAAAGACTCAGAAAGTTTTTCTTTCACCTCTTTTGATAGGGGACCTTTCTTTTCACCTTTGAATGGGCTAGACTCACTCATCTTTTTCTTAGTTGCTTCAGTATGTGTTTTGCCCGTGTTCGCTGCTCTCAGTTTCTCTTTGACTTCCTCAGTCTTGGAAGCATGGGAAACTCCATACTTTTCCATACACGTGTTTGTAATCTTTTCTCTGTACTCTTCACTCTGCCACATTCTTTTAGAACTTTCAGACAACTGCGCCCTTCTCTCCGCTGTCATGCTTAACTGCAGTTTTCTTTTGGTCACTTCAGGGTTTTTAGACCAGCAGCCCTGTTTTTGAATTGACCTCTTGTCAGAATTATAACAGTTGGTCCAGTTTCCTTGATCAATCTCTTCATTAATATATTTCTGTTCAACTGTTGTGCGGGCAAGTTTGTCTCCCTCAACAATTTCAACGACTTCAAATACAAACGCCTCTTCACCATATTTGTTAAATGATGCCTGCAGATGCTTGTTGTGATGTGTGCCTTTGCGCAGAGACTTTACATGCTGATTTAGTCGAACACTGAACTTCTTACAACTGCCAATATAAATCTTATCAGATTCAACATTGATTATCTTATAAATCCCCGACTTTTTACTGGCGCCTTTGTATTCTGTTTCCATATATACAACATACACCGGCTACGTAATTTGTGTAAGTTTTTATGGGAGTGTTGTGTTGCCTAGCTTGTTGACATGTTGCATCTGTGTAAGTGTTTGAAATCATTTATTTTATCCTACGTATTTTGAAACATCTTGTAAGTTAGGTATTCTTATCAAGGTACCTGGAGGCGACTGAAGTCCCCAGCCCACGCCCGACGCTGCAGCTATTAACCACCATAGTCGACCATCACCATATTTCTGCCCTGCAATGATATCCAATCTCTCAGATTCTTTGAGTGCGAACTCTTCTGTTATGCGGATGTTTCCATTCGCAATGTTTTCTCGAATTGCTGGGATTGCAAACGACGTTCCATATCTGTTGTTAAGGCCAAAAACCCGAGTTCTGGCGTATCTTCGAATTGTCATGCGTTATCCTTTGGCTTTGAAGTAGGTATAGATGCTGCTGCGTTTGACTTGTTGAATCCATCTGTCTTGGCATCTCTAAATGCCTGGTCTCTGCTCAACTTCATCTTGCTTAGGATAGAGCCGATATTGTAAGGCATGCCAATTGGCGCACCAGAAGAGTCTAGTCCTGGGTTGATGTCATGTACAGGAGCGAAGTTAATGTCAATCTTGCACCACATTGGTGCTCTGTGGTTTAGACCTTCAGTGTCCCAACGAGCATCAGACCAGTCAAAAGACAAGCTCTTGATGAAACCAGCAAGACCCTCGCCTGATGTTGATTCAAATGCTTTGAATATTGGGTTGGTCTCTGTTCCGAGGAATGCTGCACCATCTTCAGCAGCTCCACCCGTTGTTGGTGTGCCGATTGATTCTGTTGCAGCTGCAAGAGCTGGAGCTGGTAGAGCCGCCAATAGGTTTCCGGTACCTGTCTTGGTTTTCAGGTAATCAAAGTCAGGGATGATTTCCATAGCATGTTTTGGGTTATTGAAGTCAACCTTGATGTTGTCTACATTAGGAACGTTTGTTACCGAAACGACATAAATCCTTTCGCTCTTGATTCCTTCCACAGTACACTCAAAGCTTTCTGGTAAAGGTGCCACCCTATCTCTTCCGGTTCCACCACCAAGAACAGAACTAATTGCACCTGTGTTGATAGCTGCGCCTAAACTGGTTGAAGGAGAAGGTTTTATTGCTGGATCATTACCGGCAGCTGCACCATTCTGTGTGAGCGTGAACTTATCACCAACGTCCAAGTTTTTGCCCTTCATTCTTTCCGAGCTTTTTCTTATTTGGTCAAGTGCCGAGCCATCAACAGATATTCCGTTGATATCTACAGTGTCTGGGAAGCTAAAGTCTTCTGTGCCTATTCCGAACAATCTTGCAAGATCGAATTCACTGTAATTCGATTTGATCAAATCACCCACACGAAGTCTAACCATTGGAGAGTTTCCAATAAGCTGGGAGAATGGCTGTAGAAACTTCTTGTCCTGATAAGTCAAGGACCTGCCTGCAGTATACTGCGGATAAAGCATCATCAAAAGCTTGTTGACTTTGAGCCACATGCTGCTGAAATCATCTTTGTTTGTGGAAAGCACTCTGAACGACAACGAGATCTCTCTGTTGGTGTTTTTGTAGGTGTGTACCTTTCCAATTCTACCAAAACCCTCAGACTCATTGTATTCAGCATTGAAAGTGTCACTGATGTTCTCTATGAATGCATGGAACGCAATAATCTCATTTGTTCTTAGGTCATGGAAATAGAACGGCATGTAATAGCCATTCAGCAGCTCTTCAACTTTCTTAACACTTTCAAGAGGAAGTCGTCCTGAGTCTGATGCTTGAGAATCTGTTCCTAGGTAGTTCTTGTCAGAGCCGACAATTTGTTTGTATTTATCAGAGTCTGCGTTTGCATACCAAACCTTTTCAGCTGCCATTAGGTTGGTTGGTGTCATGTACATGGACTGAATGGTATCAGCACCCCAGGAAAGTCTGTCTTCAAATTGTGGGCCCACTGCTTGAGAAAGCCTGTTCTTCTTGATGAGTGACGCAGGGTTAATAGATTCTGGGCGCTCCAAGAACTCCAAATTGTCTTTGACGTTATCAACGGCAGACCTGTACTCATTGCCTTCATCGTCTATTTTGGATTCTAGACTCATGTCACCAAGATTAGCAATGATGTTTAAGAACTTGATGATCTTTGAGTCACGAAGGTTCTCAACTACGTTGAGTATATTCGTTGGGTTGGCGTCAAGACCAGGTGTTCTGTCGATATCCATCTGTGTAGGTGTTCTGCCGCCTAAGTCTGCTCCAAAACTTCCAGCAATGGATCCAACAGCACCGAGTACGTCGTCTACTGTGGCTCTTACTAGAAGTCTAAGAAGCACAGCGAAATACTGTGAGTTCTGCTTGACAGGATCATAACCCTTCAAACCAATTGCACCAAGCAACTGGTCAGTTACACTTGTGGGTGTTCCGAAGAATACATTTAGCCCTTCATTGACGGCTGATTGATACGGGTTCTTTGTTCTTATGAGCATGTCAAAGCTTCCGAAGGAAGTTAGCGTGCTTAGTGGACCTGCACCTGCTCCAGAGGCTCCTGGGTTTACCTGGCCTGGCAAGTATGTTCCCATGCGCTCTTGATGGTTCTTCATGTAAGGTGTTTCTGTATTGCCACCAAAAAGTTTGGCTGGACTTGGAACATCTAGACTTAAAGGTGAGTTGAAAATTGCTGCCATTGCTTTAAGCAAAGCGCCAACCGTAACAGCCAAAAGGATGGCAGCTGCTCGTGAGGAGGAGTTGCTTACCGAGTGAAACGGAACAAGATGGTTGTTTGGACTACCATAAGAGAATCTTTCCTCTTGCTGTAGTTCAGGGAAGCGTGATGTCTTCTCAAACTCAGGCAGAATATCTTTTGCCACCTCAGCTGCAGAGAAACGGTTTATTGGAACCTTAACGCCAAGACGGGCAGCTCCTGGTATAGTAGAAGCCAATTGCGCTTTAAGAACATCTCCCGAATCACTTGGATCTTTTGGTATGGCAGCTTTAATCTCACCACTAGAGTTCATAAGGATCTGGATGCCTAGATTCTTAAGCTTTTCTACGTCGAACACCACGTTGGAAGCTTCGTCTACTGCATTCGGCCATTTGCGAGGTCCCTTGGCTCCTAGTTGTTTCTGTAAACGAACACCACCAACATTACTGTCGTTCTCTGCTGTAGAGGTGTCTTTGTCGATGTAGTTGTTGTCGCCAGAGAATATATTGTTCTCTTGCTGCAACTTCTCTACACCCTGAGCAATTCTGCTGTTACCGAGAGTTCTATTGACTTCACCAATCAATTCATCAACATCTGGAAGGGTAGCGTCATCGCTCTTGCCCTTACGTACATCAAAGTCAAACGTCTCAGCATCTGAGTGTTGATTAAAGGAGGCATTAACATCGGCCGTCTGGCCTTCCATATACTCTTCTTCAACGTTGTTACCATTGGCAAGTGCTGCTGGATTTCCAGCAGCTGTTGTGTTGGAAGTGATAGAAGTGCCGTTACGTGCAGATGTAAAGTTATGGCCTAATTTCTGCTTCTCTCTAACGAGGTCAACTGTATTATCCAGTTCCTCAAGAGGGATATCATCCTTGTCGAAGATTGCCTCACCATTAGGGCCGGTGCCTTCTATTAAACTGGTATATGTTGGATCGTCAGCCATTGTACTCTTCTAATTATTTGTTTCGCAAGTTCTCTAACGGCTTTAAGATATTATTTTCCCATTCATCTACCATTTTCTTTAAACCAGCCAAGACAGACTCACGTTCATCATCAGGTAGTTGCTCTAGTAGTAATTGGTACTCTGCTGACTCCAGGAGGGTGTCAAACAGGCTTTTGTTTTGTTTTGTGGCCATTGGGTCCTTAAATTATTATGGGGTCTTCTTCTTGACCTGGTGGCCCTTCTTCTTGAGGTACGTTGATATCTCATCAGCATCCAGATTAACAACCAAATCTACCTTAACTGTCATATTATTTCGTTTGAGCTCAAAGGATCGAGACTCGCCGATCGATTCGCCGACCTTCTTAAGAGTCGTGTTGATCTTGACTGGATCAATGTTCTGTAGCTCTGTGTTCATTTCGTTTGTTTCTTCAACCATCTTTTTAACAACATGGGCAATGCGTCCAACCATTTTAATGTCTTTCTTGGACAATTTCTTTTCAAGCTCGGCAAAGCTGGCGAACATAGGACCTGCCTGAAGTGCTGCCGGCTTTAAGAAGTTCTCAGTAATAGAGCCGAACAACTCTGACATGTCAGGCATCTTTCCGCCAGGTATGTCCTTTCCTAAACCAGCGACGCTAGTGATACTACCTACAATGCTTGCAAGTATGTCGACAGCTACCTTTACAGCCTCTGGACCAGAAGCCGCCAGCCCTTTTGTTAACCTGTCAGCAAATGTAGTGATCTTATCAAGTATTCCACCTTCTTTAGTCAGGCCATCAATCATCTTACTCATAAAGCCTTCTTTACCGAATATCGTCTTGTCCAGATCAATCTTATTTTTGGCACCTTCCTCTTTGGTGAAGATTCCTAGATAAGTGGTTTTACTGCCTGCTTGACTCTTCATAAGATCCAGCAAGGCAGGTGGCGGTTGCATAGCTTTCATAAGTGAGGCAACGGTTGTCATTAGTGTTCCGGCTGCCTCGATACCTACTACACTATCTTTCGTGATGTTCTTCGTGACTGCCAAAAGCTTTTCTATGAGCGTTGGAAGGGATTCTTCCATGGTTGCCAAAATGCCTTTAGATTTCTCCATAGCATCGGTTAACCCGGCCTCATCAATCATACTTGCTGCAGCTTGTTCTATACCATAAGTTGGCTTAAGTGCGGTTGCTATGCCAGCAACAGCCTGTAGTACGCCAGCGATCGCACTTATCTTCGCCGCATCTCCAGGGCCCATTGCTTTAACAACTGAACTAAGTTTTTGGATTATGCTCTTTACTTCAGCCCCGAGTACCTTCATCATTCCGCCAATAGCCTTAAGACCCTTCTCCATTGGATTTGATCCGCCTCGCAACAGTCTAGCTACGGAACCCATGAATCCTCCAGAGGCTGTAGACATCATATCACCCATAACTGCAGCAATTGATGACATTGCACCAAGTACTGACGTGAATGCACTGACCTTTGAACTATCAATAGCAGGCATCTTGCTTATATTTTTTATGATGCCTATTGCCTTGGAGGACATGTATTCGATAGTGTTGTCCAGCATTTCAAACCCAGACTCATCTGGCAAAATCAAAGATGCTATTCCTGCAAGGCCAGCACCAACAAGCACTCCTGCAGCTGCTCCGTACATTGCTGCCATACCTGTAATGACGCCGACTGCCTTTGTCATTCCGCCTAGGTCTACGCCCTTAGTGTTCATAACAATTGCTGGTGCATGTTCTGCCATCAATATTACTGTACCTGCCATGGCAGTTATTCCTAGTGCCATAGCTACCGCCCCTAGCCCAAACCCAGCAGTCATGAGGGCTCCAATGCCTGCTGCACCCAAAAGAACAAGTGCCGCTTCACCATACATCAAAGCCATGGCTGAAATTGTTCCAACAACTCTAACAACGTCTGGTCGAGTTATTCCCTTTGTTTGACTGACCAATAGTTTCATGTGTTCAGCCATTCCAGAGGCTACCAATCCCATTCCCACAAGACCTAGAACGATGCTTCCCGCAGCCTTGGCAATTGATTTCCAAGGTGCTTTCGACAACAGATACATGGAACCAGCCATAGCTACTGCCTGAACACTTGCTTGGCCCATAATCAACATTGCCATACCTATCTCTTTCATGCTAGCGCCCGAAAGGATTTTAGTTATTGCCAGGAGTCCGCCAGCAAAAACAACACCATTGACAGTCATGACAAGACCTGCGGTCATCATGGCCTTTCCTGCTTTCCATATATTACCAGGAGTAAGTTGCTTCCAAGAATCGACTATGCCCTTGAACATTCCTCCAGAAGAAGAAATTGACTTAGCCTCTGCAGGTGAGCCCATAATCTTGCCCATGATTCCACCAAGGACGCCCTTACCACCCTTACCAGCTAGCTTCCCAAGAGCTAAGCCACCAATCATCTTTGTTACTGCGCCGACAATTGCTCCACGAGCACCACCCCAAATGGTCAACCAGAAGCTTACTGTAGAATATAATGCGAAGGCCTTAACGGCTCCCTTGATCAATATGGGCTTCATCTTATCCCAAGCCGCAGTTACAAGACCGCCGAGCGCATCTCGCAGTGATGGCCATGCTTTCTTAAGAGCCACATAAACAGGCTCAAATGCGTTCAAAAAGAAACTAACGAACCCAGAAGTGCCTGCCTTAGCCTCAGCTAGTACTTTGCCTGGGTTTGTAATAAACTCTGTAAGCTTCTTTATGCCAGCCACAATCTTCGGCATGATAAAGTCTATACCAATGCCTACGCCCTTGCCCAAAGCACCAAATACCTTTTTGAAGTTGCTTATGATCTTCTGAACAGAACTTCCTGTAAAGATGTTCTGTAGCTTATCCTGCATTTCATCAAAGAACTGGTTTAGATCCTTAGAACCAGACATAACGTCCTTCATTCCAAGTGTAAACTCTTTGAAGAAGCCTTTGGATTTAAGCTTCTCTGAAAAGGTTCCGAGTTCCTGGAAGAACTCAGTGAAACCCTCAAATACACCCTTTAATCCAGGCCACATCTTTACGATGGCTCTGCCGCCCTCAATGCCAGCTCTGAAGGTAGCATTCAATGCACGCTTCAGGCTTATCAACATCTTTCTGAATGGAGCCGAGTACCTTACGCCTCTTGCAAGTCCCTTCATGAAGGTATCCCAGAATCCTCTGTGACCTTCACCAGACTTAACCATGCGCTCGATGCTCATGGAAAGTTTGTCCATAGCCTGAGCCTGCGTTAGCTGGTTATTCTTAGCACCCTTGGCTGCTTTCTGTACTTCATCATAGCCTAAGTTTCTGTTTGCAAAGCCAAGCTTAACGGCCTTCTCAGAAAGACCTGACTGAGAGGCCAAAAGACCTAGCTCCTGTCTGGATAGGTTTTCTACAGACTTTCCTGTAGCCAAGAAACCCTTGCGTAACTTATCAAACCTAGAAGCAGGATCCTGATCCTTTAACATTCCAAGAGTGTCAATCTGAATACCAAACGCCTGGTTCAACTGCGCTGCAGCCTTAGCAGCGTCTTCAAAGTCATCGAACTTACCAATGATGCCCTGTAAATCCTTCATCTCTAGACCAAGCTTACGGGTGTATACAGCGGCCGATGTCATTGTCTCAATGCTCAAAGTACCGAAGTCCTTAAAGTCAGCCATCATTGTGCCGACATCACGAGAGATCAGTTTACCGTTGATTCCGTAGGCTTCACCCATCTGGTAGGCCATTGTGGTGATCTGCCTGCCTTGCTCTTGGAAAGTAGTCCCTGCTGCGATGGCACGTTCACCTACTGATCTCAATGCCTCTTCAGTTAGGCCCAAACCTTTCTGATAAGCAACCACACGGGCAGCATCGTCACCAGAACCAAACATGCTGTCCTTTAAGACAGAGAATACTGGTCCCATTGCTTTCGCAGTGTCTCTAAGATGGTTCAAACGCTCAGCAAAGTTACCAAGAACCCTACGAACAGACAAACCTGTCTCTGCAAGGTTACCACGCATGTTCCTGAAGGAGCTTATGACCGCCTGACCCTCATTGGTAGCTAACTGACCAAACTCCTTTCTAGTGTCCTCTATGGCCTGTCTGAGCTCAGTACCGCTTATGTTTGCAGCCTCATCCATCAATGCATTAAGCATCTTGAATGGTATAGAAATTATAGCTGTGCCAAGATTAAATAATGTACTTGTCAGAGTTCCAACGCCAGATACTGCAGTCTTTAAGATTTTCGTCGTCAAACTTAGGCCAGTTCTAAAACCGTCAAAACCACTGGTAACTGCACCTATAGCAACAGACGCAGCCATAGGAACGTCGTTTAGAGCTTCAGACATTAATCCGATAAGACCAGTTGCCTCAGAGACAGACTCCTTCATAGGTGCGAAGCTTGTACCTTCTCCTAGTTTACTAGCAGCTTCTTCAGCCTCAGTTATGGAGTCAGACATTTGCTTAAATGACTCAGATGCATCATTCAAAGGCATGCCCTTGATAGCCTCAACCATAGCTTTTACAGCCAGTGCCTGGCTTTTCATAAGCTTGGCCTGGGCAGCGTAGATTTTATTTTGCTCTTTTAGTAGTTTATTGAGCTGTGCAGTCTGATCAATTGTCGCCATAATGTTAAAATACTATTCTTGAAGATAATTAGAAACGTAAGTATTTTTTGAGAAAGAAACATGGCAGAAGAAAAAAAAGTAAACCTAGACGAATCACTCTCTTGGGCTGGAAAACTGGTATTTGCAGGCATTGCCTCATATCTAGGCTATTCCGCCTACAAAGGTGTTAAAGCTGCAGCAGCCCCACCAAGCATTCCAATCAAGATCCGTGGCAACCCAGAACAAATTAAAGCTTTTGTAGCGGCTATCATGTCATCCAAGGCTTTCCAACAAGAGATCAGCAAACCTGGCGCAAGCATTGAAGGCGTTTTCGAGAAACTAAAAATCAAGAACATGAATCGTGCTAGTTTTGAGCGCCTAACTCAGCGTAGATGGCCTCTCTGATGAAAAAGACCAACGAATTCAAAGTCTTCATAAAAGACAAGGAATCAGGTTACTCCAAGAAGCTCATCGTTAAGAAGTTCGAACTGCCTAACGGTATCAAAGAGAACTACTTCATTAACGATGATAACGACTCTGTACAAATCTTTGCCTTAACAGAGGACAACAAGGTCTATTGCGTCAAACAATTCAGACAAGGTGTTGAGAAAGAGCAGATTGAGTTACCTGGCGGTGGTCTAGAAGAGGGCGAAGACGTTAAAGAGGCTGCACGACGAGAACTTAAAGAAGAGACTGGCTTAGAGGCTGGTAACATTGAGCATCTTGCCACAATCCCTTATAACCCGTACTCCACAGGGCACAAGCACTTGTTTGTGGCATCAGAGTGTGTGGCCACAGGAAAACTTGATCTAGATCCAAATGAGTTTCTTAAAGTCATGGCATATAGCCTAGAAGACTTCAAGACACTTTTGATGTCTGGAAAGATCATGGGCACCGATTGTGCGTATTTAGGCTTGGACCGACTTAAAAAGCTTTAAAATCTTTAAAGGCTCTTTGACCTGGTTGTTCGTCAAGACTGCTCTTACCCGAGCTTTGTGCTTCTTCAGCATCTTGATCTGCCTTGTGACTGTCTATGGTTTTTTGAACTAGCCAATTTCTTAAACGAATTGGCATTCCATAGTATTCTGACCACCCACTAACCGAACCTGGCAAGTGTTTAGCCAAAAAGAAGAAAGGCTCCCAAAGTACGTCTTTACGCATCTGAGGAGCCAGGCCAAAAAAACTCTAGAGTCATTGGCATGTCGGCTTCCACATAATGTTCGCAACTACCGCACAAGAAATCGAACTTAGTCTCAACTGAAGGCTGGTTCTTTAGGATGTGTCTGCGTAGCTCCATGGAATCCCTTGCTGGCATGTTCGTAACGAACTTGGAGATGTAGTTCTGACTCTGGTCTCCGTCTACTGCCACGATTGAACTCATAAGCTGAGAAGTTACAAGGTTATCTTTTTGAATACCCTTCTTCTTCTTCATTTCTGCCGCTCGTACAGAAGCTTCTTCCTCTGCAACCGTTAAGAACTTGAAATGTACCTTCTTCTTGCACATAGGCAATTCAAACACAAACAAGTTCTGGCCTGGGTCTACAGGAGCTAGAGTAAGTGGGCGAATGTTAAACTCTGCTAGATCAATCTGCACAATTGTTGTGTGCTCACACTTAGGACACTCGAACTTAGGCTCGTACATGTTGCCGTAACCAGACATACGAATGCCTAGCATGATTGCTTGCTGATCACCTGAAAGAAGCGTGCGAACATCCACTCGCTTGTCTACTAAACAGGACTTAAGCAATTCAGAAATAACCGTCCCCTTCTTTACAAGAGCTGGACTCATGAGAATATCTTCCTCTCTAGCCGTCATTGCTCTGTACTGTACGTCTGTGGCATTATGTAGGGGATGCCCTACCGGATAGATCAAGCCAGCTGAAGGTAGTGGAACAGCATCGATTGGAATATCAAAGCCTAGTTCACTCTTAACATACTCCTCACGAGTCTGTTGAGCCACAGGTCCGTCTGGTTGTGGTACTGCTGCTGGTGCTGCCCCGAATACTTCATTTCCTGCTCGTGCAGGTGCTTGTTGTGCTGGACCTGGTGCAGGCATTGCCGCACCCTCGGCTAGAAAGCCCTCTAAACCGTCCGTGCCTTCTGTGTTGTCTGCCATGTGTTAATTCCTCGTCTTCTTTCTATTTTATTCGATTGTAAAATATATGTATAGACGCTGCTCAGAACATTATGCAAAAAAGGCCTACATGGCACCCAGAAGGGCGCTCAAGGCATGCAATAGTATCAATTGGACCAGTGTTTGTTTAATTAGCACAAGGCCCACACGGGCATGCTAGGACGTTAGTCGTCGTAACGCTTACGAAGCATGGAATTGAAGATGTTGTCGTAAAGTTTTTTGGCAAGACCAGCAGATTCAGCATCTTTGGATATAACGTCCAAGAACATCTTAACACCAAGTGTGTCACCTGTGTGAATTGGGCTTGTCTCCTTGTGTTTGGTCAAGAAAGACATGAATGGCTTAACGAGGTCTGCAGATGAGGCGTCTTGGTTTTGATATCTTACAATGGCGTTAGCAAGAGTCTCTAGTTCTGCAAACAACTCTGGCTTGCGGAGCTTGATATCGTTGTAGTAATTTTGAGATTGCTCTTTTTCAATCTCATGCAAGTATACTTCTTTCAAGGTTAGTGTTTTACGTTTTGCCATAGTTTTAATTATTTGAGTGTTGTGAAACTTTTGATCTTGTGGTTACCAAAAACATTATCAAAGTCTTCTGAGTTAACTATTTCGGTTGCGTCACAAACATCTTCAAAGTTTTCGCAAATCCAAACTCTAAACTTGCCTGTTGCAAATATCTTTTTGGATATATTGACGGTTTGTGCATCAGCATGTCCACCCATGCATGTATAAAAGGCTTCGCCCTCTTTGACGTTTGCCTCATAGTTTGCTATAAGCGCATTGGAGAGCTTTTCTCCGAAAGCATGACCTCTATGACTCTGTTTGACATACCCAAACAAAAAAGACATGCAATTGTCAGCTACTTTCAAATATTGTATGCCAGCTATGGGTCTATCCTCTTCATCGTATAAAACTGCCTGTAGATATCCATGCTTGTTTATACAGTAACGTGCCTCATATACCTCATCGATCATTCCGAGTGATGGACCATCATGTTCTCTGATCATGTTTGAAAGCTTTGTTAACCTTCGATTCAAGAGTATGGTTGGCGTCTTCATGAAGTTTATCATCGTTGTTGCTCCTTACCCAGATAAATAGAAAGCCCCCACCAAAAATGATGGGAGCTCAATAAATCTGAAACACTTAATTTAGTTTAACTTTGTAAAGAAGATAAAGACTGCATTGTCAAAAAAGAAGTTCAGTACTGAAGGACTGCGTTGTCAAATCTAATTGTCAAAGCAATTTCTGTAGTGTCGGAACCGTCATATGCCAAATCGTTAAAGTTAGCTTCGGTTAACCAGGCACCCTTGAGGTCCCATAGCTGAAC